ATTGGCGTCCTTGTATGGCAATTTGACGTTTCGACATCGGTGTTTGCCCAATCGCTCGATGATCACGGCTGCTGCTGCCCGGCCTTCCTCGTCATCGTCCATGCAAACATAGATTTCGTCAAAGATTGCCAGCCGTTCGAATTCTTGTTCGATCCATCCGTCTTGTTTTTTGGCCCCACCCCCAAAAGGAACGGAAAGACATACCATCCCAAGGTCATATTGGTGTAAGGTCAGCGCATCGATTTCACCCTCGGTTATGGCAAGACGGCGTGTATTCGGATCAGTTGCTTGCCACCCAAAAAGGATCGGTTCGGCACCAGGGGAGACGCGCATTTTCTTTTTACCCCGTTCGTCCCGGGTCAGCGACAGGTATTTGATCAAGATCAATTCGCCATCGCGGAAATACGGGAACACGATCTCATTACCGGCACAACTAACCCGATACTGGGCCAATATTGAGTAAGCAATCCCCCTTTCTTTGGAGAGGTAATCCGCATCGCTGTACGTGATGCCATCATTCAGTGCCGGCCTGACCCACTCAGATCGATCAGGACGTTCGATTTTGGTCGAGCATATACCCAAGTACTCCCGAACCTCCTTTATCGCCTCACGGAGCGTTACAGAGCGCACAGAGGCCCATAGATCAATTAGGTCTCCGCCATCCCCAGTCGCAAAGTCTCCCCATATCCCCCTTTTGGAGCCATCGAGACATACGCGTAACGACTCCCCTGCCTCACCGCGAACTGACCCAACCCACCAATCATTATGCTTGCGCACGCCCTGGGGTAATAAATTCCTGACCACTGTCTCGATTTCGTTGTTCAACCGTTGGGACAACTCGCCCGCTGTGACTTCGTACATTCGATCTCTCCATGTTTGATTTCAAAATTTCATTCCGTAAAACTTCTTTCAGGTCTTTGACGGTGCCTGTCACGCGTTCTTGCGATACCGTTTCTGTTTGGGGTGGCACTGATTTCATTAACTCGGCCTTTGTCTCCTCTGCGGTTTTATGGGTCTTGGGGGTATTTTTTATGTATTCCTGCACCTCTTGGCTCACGCTTTTGGTTCCGGTGGGCGCATCTGCCTTGGCCATGAAAAACTCAATCTTGTCGGCGTTTCGAAAGATCAAGCCAATCCCGTCGTGCTTGTTCTCGCGGTGCCATTGGCAGCCGGCACATCCATCAATTGCTTTCTTGGCGTCCTCGACCGTGTAACTCTCCAATGCCTTCGCGATAGACCGGGTGCGGTTTGCATCCAATCGGGCCTTGGGGTGATTGGTTGCCTTTTGCCAATATTCGAAAATCTCTTCAACCAAAGAAACCGCGACCTTTGGTCGCAGCGCAGCGGATTTTTTCTTTTTATTTTCTTTTTTATTATCTAGATCATTATTTAATTTATTATTAGTGTCGCCGTTTCGGCGAGTACAATGTCGCCGTTTCGGCGAGTTTAAAGTCGCCGTTTCGGCGAGTTCCATATGGGACGTGGGTTCCGGGGGGGTTTTAGGGCCACAAAGGGGCATTTTTAGAGATAATTCGATGATCTTTTCGATCACTATTCGGTAGTGCCATTTGGGGGGGTTACCCTTTCGAACAGCCTCAACAACGCCTAGGGACATAAGGGTTTTTCGGGCATTGATAAGCTCTTTGGAACCAAATCTATATGCATCTCTTAACTGTTGATCAGTTCTATAAAATTGATCATGTTTAAAACCTCGCGATAAAAAGATCAGTTGGGTCAAAAGAAAACCGGCATTTTGGGATCCGGTCATGTCAATATAAAGGGGATTTATGTGATAGGATTGGGCATTTAATTGGTCGAATAGCTTAAATAGATCGGTTGAATTGGTTGGGATTGTGGCCATCATGGCTTCCTTAATTGGTTAGGTAACGTTCCACCAAGGAAGGAGTCCGACAAAAAGTTCGGTTATCCCCCTTGCTTTTTGTCCAAAAGAATTGTAACCTGCAATTGTTCAAAATTCAGGTTATGGGTCGCTTTGGTGGCCCATTTTCTTTTAGACGTTCAGGTCATTTTACGCCCGGGAGCGTGCATGATCAACGACATTAAATATCTTTGCACTTATCGTCCTTTATGGACACGGCTATCTTCGAAAATTTAAGCCCCAACCCAGCGCATGCAGATACGATAATATCCTGTACTTTCTCTTTTTCCACTTTCGATAACTCTGTGAAACTTTCACTATCTTGTAAAACACTAACTGACTTCTTGGAAAAAATTTCCGACAATGCCATAAAAATTATTGCGCCGGCATACCCTTCTAAATCTTTCTCTCTACTCATTTTAGTCCCCATGTTAAATAATAAATTTCTTCACGTTTATAAGATATTCAGACGGCTTAATATGGTCGGACGGCTTAGCCCTCACCAAATACCCTCTTTTGATTATCTGACTCAAACACCGGTCGACCGTTGTCTTGGCCAGCCTGGTTTGGTCGACAATTTTATTTCGTGATGCCGGTATACTGACCCCGGGGGCCGTGGCGTTCTTGGCGATACAGGTCAATACGGACACCTCAGAGGCATTCAAATTGGTGACCTGGCTTTCCCAGATGGTGGTTAATAAAAACATTGCTTCGTTTCCGTCTCTTTCCATGTGACTTCTCCGTGTGGTGGTGGTATTATTGGCGGGTTCGTAAAGAGACTTTACCGCGCATTTACCCCTATTCCACACAATGAAGTGCGCGGGTTTTTTATTGATCTTTGATCAACTTCTTCTTATGCAAATCCTGCATAACCAGCATCCGTATAAATACTCCCGGTGTCAACCCGTTTTTATTCGCCTCATTCTCCAAAACCTGCCGAATACTTTTTGGCAATAAAATTTGTGTGGGGTAATAGTGGTGTTTTGCTTTTTTTTCTTCCATTTGATTTAATCCAGTTGTTGACAATAAATAAAATTCATGTAATATGGAGAAATAATACAACAAAAACTTTACGAACGCAACATGGAGACGAAAAATGAGAAAGCCGGGAATATATGCCGACATCGACATCGATGAATACCATCAAGAGGAAGGAATCAGTTCGACGGGGGTGTCGTTAATCCTCGACTGCCCCGCAAGATACAAGCACGAGTACACAAATAAGGATGTGCCGGCCAAGGACAACAAAGCTTATACCATTGGTAGAGCCGTCCACATGGCAGCATTGGAACCCGACAAATTCGACCAAACCTTTTATTTCATGCAAGATGCCGTCGATTTGCGCACGACCGCTGGACGCAAGGCATATGCCGACGCGAAAACCGCTGCTGGAACGCGCCAGGTTATCCGCCATGACGAGATGCAAGAAATCTTGGACATATCCCAGGCAATTAAGAATCACCCCGTGTGGGCCAAAATTGGGGCCGGGAAAGCGGAACAATCGATTTACTGGGACTGCCCCTTGTTTGGGACACGATTGCGGTCTCGTCCCGACTTCTTCAATGACCGTATTGTGATCGACATCAAGACGACGGAATCGATCAAAAACTTCCCCCGTTCGATCATGAACTACGGCTATCACCGACAAGCTGCCATGCAAATCGATGGTTTGAAATCAATCGATGGGGTTGAACGCCTGTTCGCATACTTCGTGGTCGAAAAACGTGCCCCATATCTGACCGCTTGTTATACACTAGACGAGATGTATTTAAACCAAGGTCGACGCGAGTACCAGGATGCCACGTTGATATACAACGAATGTATGCAGACCGGTCAGTGGCCAGGATACGAAACACAGTTCCAGTTAATCAGTTTACCCGCATGGGCTTTGGAGAAAGAAGTATGAGTAACGAATTAATGATCCCCGACCAACAAATCTTGGACACCATTGGTGTCGATGCCGGCACATACATTGCGTTGAAACGCTCAATATTCCCGGGGGCGTCTGACGCCTCCATCCACATGGTGGTTGCCTATTGTCAGGCAGCCAATTTGGATTTGATGCAGAAACCGGTCCACATTGTGCCGGTATGGTCCAGTGACCAAAAGAAGATGATCGACGTTGTGATGCCGGGTATCTCATTATACCGAACAAATGCATCCCGCAGTAACTCGTATTTTGGCAAAGACGAACCAGAATTCGGGCCAGAAATCACCGAAAAGGTGGGTGGAAAGGTCGTTTCATACCCCCAGTGGTGCAAAATAACGGTCAAGAAGCTCATTTCGGGTCAGGTCTGCGAGTTCGTGGCCAAAGAGTTTTGGAAAGAGAATTTCGCCTCGACCAAAGAAGGGTCCCCCAATTCAATGTGGTCCAAGCGTCCATATGGTCAGTTGGCCAAGTGCACCGAAGCCCAAGCGTTACGCATGGCATTTCCTGAACACGTAGGCGGTCACCCCACAGCAGAGGAAATGGAAGGCAAAACAATCGATGGCACTTGTGAAGTGGTCCACCCCCCCATCAATGTTGTGTCGGCCAATCTTATCGACCAGGAACAAGCCGAATTGTTGACGCAGAAAGCCAAAGAAGCCGGCACATCATTGAAAGAGATTTGCGAACCCCTCAAAATAAAGAAACTGAGTGAGTTAAATGAGTCTCAATGGTCAGAGTTATGCCGGAAGCTGGATAAAGAGATTAAGCGCAAACAGAAAACACAGGCATTGGAAATCAATCAGGTTTTCGACAACGCAGAATCCGCACAATCCGCAGAATTAGTGGAACCCGCATAAACCAACCACAAGGATGTGACATGACCCCGCCAAAAGATTACATTGAAATCGATTTCAACGAGGCTATCGGTGATATTTATGATACGGTTCGGGACATCGACAAGAAATTGGATCAACTTACCTATTGGGCTGCCGGGGTCATCATTGCCTTGGCAGTCTGTATGCTTAAGTTATTTTTTTAATAAAAGGACATGGAAATGGATAACAAAGACGCAATGTTAACGGAGTTTTTCGCCGTACTTAAGAATCAATGCCTTTATACTCAATTCGCTGAGCAAAATCACGAGTTATTCGTTCAAGTGATGGAGCATTTCAAAAAGTATGCCAAAGAGTATTTTGACAGTCGGGTTAATGACATGCAAAAGCTGTTCCAAGGAGATCAGAATATTGTTGTGCCGGCACAGGATGTCATCAAATCCGAGCTAGATGCGTTGTTACCGGATATAATTAAGACACACGCGTGGTTTCTGGTGCAAGAGATCAAAAACCATACCGACACAATGATTACGGCAACCCAGGATGCCAGTAAGCAATTCATCAAACATTAGGGAGAAAGTCATGGTAGCAGGAATAATTATTGCATTGTGCGCCATCATTGGCGTAGCATCGTATTTCTATACCGGAAAGGCCGACAATCCCGTGGAACAAATCGCAGAACGCGTGATTGAAGACGAATTGGGGTTACCTAAAGATTCGGTCGATCTGACGCCCCAAAAAAAGTAAGATTAAAAGAAAAATTGTCCAAAATGCTACAATATCTGGCCATCTATGGCAGTTTATTGTGGCATTTCTTGGATTTCTTGAAAGAATCGTGGGAAATATTTCACGACTTTTTATTGATGTTATTTTCCTGAACCGGATTTGATGCCTTCCATCCGATAATACGCGCCCAAATACTGTTCTGCGGTCGCTTTGCCGTCAACATTCCAGTATTTTTTGGCGTAACGGGACAAATCCTCTATGTCTTTTGGGATTGGTTCTCTATTGGGTAAGAAGAAAATACGTGCCATTTGGCTGGCAAATTTCATGTTCCAGATTAATTCGGTCGGATCGGGTTTCCCGGTGAAATGGCAAGAAAACAGTATCTTACTGGCCAGCACAACATATTTGTCTTCAACGCCGCGCAAGAATTTTGACCACAGATTATTATATGTGCCGGGTTCCATTTGATAGATTCCCAATGCCGGGCCACCTTCCTGGGCAATGAAATCACCGCCATTGGATTCGTGGGCGCAGATCATAACCAACAAATCCTCTGCCTCTTGAGACCATAAACCAATCGAGTGTAACGCGGGCTGTATTACCAGCTCTCGCAGTTGTTTTGAAAGTACCATTCCTTATCCTTGAGTTCCATGATTCTTACGATTGCGCAACCGGGGTCACGAATCTCTTTCCTATCAAGGTGCATCGAATCAACCTGGGAATCATTTTGAAAGACCTGGGCCGATTCAAGGGCATCATTCAGGATTTTAACATAATTATCTAAATCACGGGCTTTATCGTCGGGCGCGTGAAACTGCACATGCTCGAACAACCTGCCTTCCCAGAACAATCGCCGAAACGGTATGGTCATTAGACGCACGGTATTCATATATACCTTGGCTTCTTTTGACTTTACGATCTTCTTTTCCCAAACCCGCCAGTATCGATTTCCACTGGGCGGGAAAGGAATCATTATTTCAGCAAATGCCCCTCGTGATGGGGTGTCGGACAACTTACTTTAACACATTTTGCCGGACATATACCCGCTTGGGCCGCCCTTTTCGTTGGCGAAAACCATTTTTGGCATCGCTGGGCCTTTCGATCTGTCGGACATCTTCATTTTTGGGCCGGCACTTCCTTTCGGTTTTGCTGGCATTGGCTTTCCTTTGCTCATGGACATAACTGTCTCCCTACTTTGATTTTTTCCCTTTGCCTTTTTTCTTTGACTTCCCAGCCTCTTTCATTGCGATCGCCACACTTTGATCTTGTGGACGACCGCTATGACGAAGTTCTGAAATGTTTTCGCTAATAACTTTGCGACTTTTTCCAGATTTAAGGGGCATGTTCCATTCCTTCCTTGTCCTTTTTTTCGACTTCGGCCTCTGCATCGGCTTTTGCTTTGGCTTCTTCGGCCTCAAGAACACCCAAATGGAATTGTGCTTCGGCTAAATGTCCCAAATGGGCATTTTGCTGGGCAACATTTTGCTCCATTGCTTTCTTGATTTCGTCGATTCTTTTCTCAAAATGGTCTTTGTTTAACATTTCCTTTGTCCTTTTTTTCTTCCATGAATATACACTTTACTATTGTGCGGCGATGTAAACAATATAATTGATAATCGCTGACGCACCTGGGTCACCAGAGAATGTGACGGAAATTTTCGCAGACCCCGGCACAACCTTTAATATGGAGACGGCATTGCTTGAAGACAAGACCGTTGCCACCGCGACACTGGCCGCTGTTGCACCCGTGACCGCAATATCAATTGGGCCGGCACCTGCCCCACCAATGTCGGCGCTTTGTTGCGCAACTACCTGTGACTTGAGCTGTACGTCGGACGACGCGATACCCGAATCAATGGTAAGACCGGCGGTTCCTGATGCTTGGATCAAATTACCACTCACAAATGCGGCTGTTTTGACCACAAATTGACCGGTTGCGGCAGCAACATCGGGAATACTCATCACGGTTGCTTGGCCCTGGGTCGAAACGTTACTGATGCTGACGGCAAAGTTACCCGCATTACCAACAGGGGTTAGGCGCAAGGAACCGTTTGCTGAAGTGGCAGGATATGCGATAAATCCACCTGCTGTACCACCTGTGGCCAGACCGGATGAAATAACACCGGCATCCACTTGCAATGCACCAACGGTGATGTGTTGGGTTCCTGTCAGCTTGGAGATAATGAAGTTCGCCGTGGAAGCACCAGAATCAGGGATGGAGTAAACGGATGCCTGACCATGCAAGGCGTTGGAGATGGTAACCAAGGTATCGTTTGTGTTGGCAACGGCAACGATGCGCAAAGACCCTTTCGCCAATGTACTTGGGAATGACGCCAGATAACCCGCCGTACCGCTTAAACCGGCTTGGATATTGCCGCCATTGATTGCCGTGGAAGCATCTTCACCGATGGCACCGGCAGTATTGGTAAAGGTCGCGATATGATTAACAATCGTGGGTAATGCAACCGATCCGGGGCCACTTGGGGAAACAAGAGAAATGTTGGCACCAGAAATCTCAACCTGGAACCAGGCTAAATCGGTATCTGTGTCACTGGGGCTGGTTTTTGTGGAAACCAAGGCCATTTCTTCTTCAGAGAATTGGTACCCTTGCTTTGCGGCTGCGTTTAAATAGCCAACAGCGGTAACCCCCGCAATGGTGTCGTTGGTGTCGATATAAATAATCTTTGGCAGTACTCCGACAAGCCCCGCCACTTCCGTCACAATATTCTTAATCATTTGTTTTTCCTTCCTTGTTAAAACATCACACCACTGCTGGTGCTGGGTACTTGTCGTTTACGGTCTTAATTGCATTATAAAACGCTTTGGATTGGGGGATTTCCCCGGTATCCATACTGTTCCATATTGCCAATAACTGGTCTTGAATTGCGGGATACGCTGCCGCTCTTTGATCAAGATACTGCACTTTCGAATATGCGGATTTTTCTTGTGTCCACGAAGCTTCTTTTGCCGCAATGTCCGCTTCCTCTGCTGCGGTTAAAGGTACTTCAACCCCGTTAACTGTTTTTGTATCTGCCATAAAATCCCTTACGTATTTTTAATTCCATACATTCTGATGATGCCGCTGGCTATGTTTCCGCTAGAAAAGAAAAATTTGATGGCGGTGATAGTGGCGGCAGGCTGATAGAACGTCACGAATTCGTTTATAAAGTTACCAGTAGAACCAATAAATCCAATTATTCCTGTCCCTTGTGTTATTTGAGAGCTTGCATTTGGCCCATACAAATACGTGAATCCTGATATGCCACCCGCATTGTGAACCAATGCACCCGTCCTTGCAGCTGGGGCACTGACCGAAATAAGACTATCGGAAGTGTTAGATGAGTTTTGATAACCGCCCGATCCTTCTCCGCCAAACACAGACCATTGATAATTTGCTGTGATGTATGTTGGGGTTGCGCCTGTGCCGACCTGCGCCTGAAAGACCACACCGTCTGTTGCTGGCAGAACTTTCCAAAATTCAAAGAAATACATGTCGTACGATGAACTAAATAGCGCATTAAATTCCGATATGGCACTAGATGATGATGTATTTGAAGCAAGTAGTACCCAATTTCCGCTTGCTGCACCAGCTGCCGCCCATGTACCGTCACCTCTCCAAAATGTGCTTGAAGATGCCGAAGTACCTGAATTAAGGTTGGTGACAGGCAAGTTTCCAGTAACGCCGTTGGCTAGGTTAATTTGCGCCCAGGCAGGGTTGTTGCTGGTTCCTGTGTTAGACAAATATCGGGTGGCGTTCGTATCCTTGTTTAGAGCCGATAGAACATTTGTTGCAGATGCATACAATAAATCGCCCTGTGCTAAGGAAGGAATGTTAGCCCCTGATGTTGTGGCCAAAGTTCCTGAAGTAGGAAAGGTAACCGTGGTGGTATTGGTTATTGTTCCGGTAAACGCAAAAGCCCCAGACATTGTGAAATTTCCACCCACAGTGATGGTGCTGCCTGTATTGGCAACGCCAGTACCGCCCAATGCGCCAGTAACAACGGTAAATCCTGCTGCGAGTGAGCCGCTAGACAAAGCCCCGACCGTGGTGATGCTTGATTGACCAACATAACTGGCCGAAATGTCGATGACCGGTGTGGTACCGCCCGTTGAAGTAATGCGATTAGCTGTGCCCGATACAGATGTGACAGTTCCAGATGACGTTGACAAAGTCGACCAAGCAGCACCATCGGTTGTTATTTCGAACACCGTTGTCTGGGAATTAAATCGAATTGTGCCGGCACCACCTGCACGGGCGGCGGTATTGCCTGATGGCAAAGTTACCCCACCTGTTCCGGGAAGAATGGCATTGGATGCAAGACCGATTGTAACGTTCCCTGTAGCGCCTGAAACGGTGGTTTGATTTGCCGTGGCCACATTGGAAAGAACGCCGGTGTTGCTAACTGTGATTGCACCTGATGAATTGCCAACAAGGATACCCGATCCGCTACCAATGGCGGCTGCAACTGGATCGCTTGCTGTCGTACCAATCAATATTTGGCCGGCACCCAATACGATTGGGGTGAATGCACTTGCGCCTTCAGCAATTAAAACGCCATGTGCCGTAGGGGATGAAACCCCAGAACCGCCATTGGCGGAAGGCAAGGTTCCGGTCACACCGTTCGACAAATCCACTTGTGCCCAAGCAGGGTTATTTGACGCACCTGTATTCGAGAGGTACCGTGTGGCATTCGTATCTTTGGCTAGCGCGGATAAAACGTTCGCAGCCGATCCATACAATAAATCACCCTGGGCGACGGTTGGAATGGATGCGCCGCCCGTAGTAGCAAGGGTTCCCGAAGTAGGAAATGTGACCGTTGTGGCCCCAGTTAAGGTTCCCACAAAAGTAAATGCGCCCGACATGGTGAAATTTGCGCCAATCGTAATTAAAGATGCGCCATTGTTAACGCCAGTACCCCCGTTTGTACCCGGAAGAATACCCGTAACGCCGGTGGTTAATGCGATTTGTGCCCAGGCGGGATTATTGGATGTGCCGGTATTTGATAGATAACGGGTGGCATTCGTGTCTTTATTTAATGCGCTCAGAACATTAGTGGCAGAGGCATACAACATGTCACCCTGAACCAATGAGGGGATGTTTGCCCCGCCAGTCGTGGCCAGTGTCCCAGATGTAGGGAACGTCACAGCAGTATTACCCGTCACAGTTCCAGTAAAGGTAAACGCCCCAGACATGGCGAAGTTGCCGCCAATGGTGATAGTTTTGCCGGTATTTGCGACGCCAGTTCCACCGTATTGACCTGGAATAACGCTTGCGTTCCATGACCCCGTTGTCACAACCCCAAGGGTCACGATTGAAGTTTGCCCAACATACGTGGCCGCAATATCGATAACCGGATTTACCCCACCGGTTGAAGTGATGCGATTTGCAGTACCCGACACACTTAATACGGTACCGCCAGTCGTGGCCAGAGTAACCCACGTTACCCCATCCAATGAAGCTTCCAATTCTGTGGTTTGAGAGTTAAATCGGATTGTGCCCGCGCCGCCTGCTCTTGCCGCCGTGTTCCCACCAGGAAGTGTTATGCCGGCACTCCCTGGGAGAATGGCATTATTGGCTATTGCGATAACAGAAGCTGTTGTACCCGATACGGTAATCTCATTGGGTGTGCCGGTAATCGACAAGACCGCCGAAAACGTGAACTTGGTATTTACGCCGCCACGCAAACCAACAACGGTGTCTCCGATTTGGAGAGCGCTGCCATTGGTAAACTGACTAAATTCAATCAAAGCCATTTTTGGACATCCTTATCCGTTTTGTATGGCGTAAAACTCCACTGAAACATCGGCGGTGGCGGCACTGACAAAGTGCATAATGTCCCCGGCTTGGACGAATCGACAGGACTGAACCGGCAAAAGACATGAGGTGCTGGCCGCAAATGTGCCGCCCGCTGGAACGGCAGCCGTCGCATTTAACGCCATGTAAACCTTTTTGGCTTGCTCGACAGTGATGACAGCCAGAAATTTATTGTGAGAAATGGCCGGCGGTGTCCCCATAGATATATTGACGGGAACCGTTAAAGACTGTTCAGAGGCAGCGCCCAGGGTAACGGTGTACGAGGAATCGCAGAAATGAAGTCCCCATCCGTTAACACCATGAGACTGGTCATCGATATTGTATTGTGTGGCCATTTAAATCATCCTTGATTTTCGTTAATAGTATAAACCATTTATAGTCCGAGACGTGAGTCCGCTGACCAATGGACTGCCAATGCGTCGCTTTGAGAGGTAGAAGCAGATCCATTCGCCGAAATCTGCATCGATTTTGCAGAAATAACGTTTACTAGTGTGTTGGTTAAATTTTCACTTCGTAGTACGTTATATCCCTGACCTGCTGTTCCCGCGAGTGCCGGGTTATAAAGTGTAACGGTGGGTACAGAAATCATCCCATAACCAAATGGAATACTTGTGGCTTGCTCTCCATTGGCTGCTGTCCCCGTGATTAATGCTGGCCAGCGATATTCACCTGTATTGAGGCCAACATTATTGGCAGGTACCGTCGCTTGCTCAAAGCTCTTTTGGTAGTAGTAACAGCAATCCGAAATGACTTCCGAAGGGGTTTGAGGGGCCGGACGTGTGGCAATCGAACCCGGCACAACTGAAATGGAACCAATATCAATGGTGCCGGCTGCTGTTAAACTGGCGAACCCGACGACCACGGCCACGAATGTCGCGGTATTAACGGCTGCTGCCCCGTTTAACGACCATCCCGAAAAACTATAGTCATTGAACAACAAGCCATTAGCATTAGTAACGTTGAATTTTGCATCGCCCAAACCATTTCGGGTTACCTCTGTCCAGTTTCCGTTAAATGTGGCGGGTTTACCGTTGGCATCCAGGGTCAGAATAAGGGAATTATTCGATCCGGTGCTGGGTAACGAGCCGTCCGTGGTGTACCAAATGGATATGACGCCCGTTAATCCGCCGACCTTTGCAGTAATGGCCGCCACATTCGCTGATAAATTTTCCTGTAACATGCGTCGTGCCACTGCCTGGGGTAGATATTGAACCAGGGCAAATTGTGTGGAATTGGTGGCCGTCACACGTAATGCGCCGTTTCCGGTTGATGAACGACTGATTGCGGGGCCACTGTTGGCACTTTGGAACACAATGGTTTGATCCCATTTGTATGCCGAGGTATTGGCACCGGCACTACTTGCCGCAACGGTCGGCCCTAGGGGTTGAGCGGGATTAAGGGGAAAATCCCAGCCAACCAAATAGGACTCGATGGGTTTGTATTGCAGCAGTGGATTGTAATAATTGAACAACTGATCTTTCTGACGATTGGCCGTGTTCTGGTCATAATTGACGGTCGTGGCATCGGCATCTAAACCCAGAATTTGGATATTACTTAAGGTCGTGGCACCGGCAATGGATAGGCCCACAATGATGTCCACATATCCACTGTCGCCGTCATTGGTGTTGTTGGCTGCCGTTAATTGCACTGTCTGGTCGAATTGCTGATATGAACCCGTGCTATTTGTGGCTGTCAGAATGGTTTGGGCAGACTGTCCATTTGGTTGGTACTGAATCGTGACACCGCTGCTTGGGGCCAATAGAACCGAGGCCGATAACCATCCATTGGTTCCCGCTGGGGCCGGCGCAAATACATCGGGATTGTTATTTAATCGCTGTACTAAGGTAAGTGAGGTGACATTAAGACCAGGGGTGACCGTCAATGTGTACGGCGGATTGTACGGATAAGCCGATGTTCCCACCACCGCATTGCGTTGTACCGCAACCGTTCCCGTGCCACTGTGCCCGATAACCAGATTCCAGCGGGGGGCAATTGCTACCGTGGTGGTCGATGAACCCGAAAAACTGATCGTAAATGGGTTGGTCAATGAAAAATTGATGTCCACAAATTGCGGATTACTTAATTCATTGGTGATGTTGGGGTTCACTTCAGAGGGTGTGGGGGACGATGAAGACGTTGTGTTTGGCCAAGCCTGGCGTGTGAATTGAATTGTGCCGGATGAATCTCGTACCACAATATAATACAATTCGATGTCGCCATTAACATCATAGGGATAATAATAAATACTGACCGGGTTGCCAGAATTATCGACCGGCGTACCCACAGAACTTAGGTTTAATGGATTGGGCAATGCGGCATAGGTATAATTTGGGGGCGCACCCGTTAACTCATAGACAGATTTCGATACCAATCGGTCGTCATCTTTGTAAAATTCGATTGTTCCGTTTGCTAAAAGGGTTCCATCGCCGTGATTTACGAAGACCTCTTCAAGATTAAGAGGCACAATGTATAGTGGATTTAATGACATGTGTATATTCCCTTATACAACAAACTATTGAAAACTGTCTTTCTTTGCGTTATCATCCATAAGAAAGAAACTTAACTAACAACCTAGAGGATCAAAACAATGTCATTCATTCCCTTATGCCTAACCGTTTCGTTTGTAAGTGCGGCCCTCTTAATCTTCTTAGGATAATAACAAAATTAATCTTGGGTTGCGTATTGGATACCCTTCTTGCCGGCATATCCCAATCCGGCAGCGGACGATCCCAAATATAAACCAACCTTTCCGGCCTTCTTCAACGCATTTTGTAATCCGATTTCTGGAAACTTTGCGGATAACTCTTCGTCGAAAACCGAACTTCCCCTTAACTTTTTAAGGGTTTGTTTGGCGTCTGCTTTCCCAGACTCGTATCGGTTTAATGCCTTTTTGACCTTGGGACTTAAATATGGAACGGCTTCTTCACCATATCCTTTGGTTAATTCATGATACCGCTGCGTCAAATCGGGACGTGCGCGGGTATTGAATGACCGATCAATTGCTGACTTCATTCTTTCTTGGGTCTTCCTGGCCACATCAAGGGCTCGTAATTTCTCACTCGATAATACGGGCTGTCCTTCAAGGGCGCGAATGTCTTTGCCCAAATCACTTTGTAACCAATGGGCGTTCTCTAAACTGGGGTCTTGGCGATATTTCTTTAACGAAGAACGTGAATACTTCATTTCCCGACCCAATATCGGTGAAATTTTTTGACGAACTGTGTGCTGGGCACCACTTTGCTGGGCCTGATCGAACACTTCCTTGTATCCCTTGCGATACGTCTCGTTGATTTTCTTTTTATCGGCCAGCACATTGTTAACGAGATTCTTGGAACGCAAACCACCAAGACCCGATCCGGCACCCTGTAATACGGCACCCAACGCCCGACCTTCACCCTCGTCCCCGGTTTCACCCAAGGCATATCCGACGGCAGCACCACGCGCAATGTCAGAGCCGACACCCATTTTCCCCAATGGACGGGCAATCTTATTTAATTTTTGGATGCCGGCGAACTTACCCAATCCTGGCCCAACAAATTGTCCTGCCATAAAGGGAAGAGACATTTCGGGGTCAATGTATTGCTCTAAATTGGGGTGGGGAATTCGTTTGTCTGAACCCAATAATTGTGCGGGCAAGTTCAATGCCGACACACCTAAATCGGCTAATCCTTGCGCTGAACCCAATCCGATTGCCTTTGCACCCTCCCATAATTGCTTGGGATAATTTTCTTGAACACGACCGGCGGCTTGCATGATCTGTTCCATGCTCATTTTTTGGGGCGCACCTTGCTGCATCCCGGGCTGCCCTGGCTGCGCCGGTTCTTGCTGTGGTTTCCCATAGCTTTTATATGCAGACTGGTAGTCGTTTAAATCAATAGGCATATTCAACCTCGTCAGGATTATAGTTGCCAAGTTGCAAGGATGATTGTGGCACCATTTCTTCGCCGTACCCATTAAATATGCCGGCATCTTTTGAACCAATCAGCTTTTGGTATGATTCAAGACCGATTTTGCCCAATTTCTCCAAAGAATCTGCATGGATTTCATTGGCCAATTCCTGAATTTCTTTCGGCATGTTATTTTCAAACCATAACAATGATTCTGGCCAACCTTGTTGAATGGCCTTTTCCTGGGCTTTCTTGGCCGACACTGTACCCGTTTGCCCTTGGCTTGTTAACTGCAAGGCTGAGTATTCTGGCAACAGCTTTTTCGCATTGACTGCGAGCGCCAATTTGTAAGCAAGTGCCTTTTTCTCTTGAGGGTCTTGGGTAGCCTTGTATCGATTGTAGTCATTCATCAATTTTACGTTTGAACCCGAACCAATATAAGGTTGTTCCAAGTTCTGGGCGATATAATTTCGTTGGTCACGGGCGATCATGGCATTCATTTGTTTACCCTTAACCTGTGCCGGAACCTGGGCACCTTGGCCCTGGGCTTTTCTTTCCAACGCGGCCCGTAATGCTTGCGTTCTGGGGTCATTTTCGCCATTTTCGGCCATGGATACATTGAAATCTTTTAACAATTTGCCTTCAGGACTGCCCGGCTCACCACCCTTTCCGGCATAGTAATCACCCATTTGACCCTTGTATTTTACTTCCGCCTCACCCAGCATCTTTTTCAGATCGTGCATTTCTTTTTCACGTTCCATTTTCATGGGCATTTGGTACGCCGCGAGCAACTTCATCGGAAGATTTTCAAGTCCCGAATTGTCGTATTTCTGAATGGGAGCATTCAAAAAATTGGGTAAGTTTAATGGAATTGGCACGACTTAACCTCCATACATCTTATTCGCCTGGTATGCACCACTGCCGGCACCGGCAAGATTTCCCAGAAAATTAAGGAAGGAATTTCGTTTACCCATGCTATTTTCATTCTTTTGTTGCTGGCCTTGGAATGCGGCACCCCCTTGGGCACCTAGCGCATTACCCAAATATCCGGCCAGATTGCCGGCGGACTCGTATCCTCGGCCAACCTGATTTTCCAATCCTTGCATACCTTGACCCTGGGCACCCATGACGTTTTGCAAGAATTGTTGCATGTCGCCACCCAATAGACCTTGGATCATCTGCGCCTGACCCATTTGATCATTTTGTGTGCCGGCAAAACCGCCTGATGCTGCCGAGTTCTGGGCACCGCGTAACATCTGCCTTTCTTTGAATTTGTAACCTTCGGATGGGCTGTAATTCTGCATCAAGGCATTAATGTATGCGGTGGGGTCTTGGGACATGCGCTCATACAAGGGATTTAATTGTTGTTGCGCTTGCTGACCCTGGTCGATAAATGGCTGATAACCTTCACGGCCAAATCCGGGGATCTGATTTAAATAAGGCATTGCGGCTTCGGCTGGGTTCTTCCCTGGCCGGCCAAACAATCCATGTTCTAATTTCTGTCCAATACTTTTGAAAAATCCCATAATTCCCTCTATGGATAAGCTGTTGTCGTGAACTGCCTTAATGCGCCATTAATCTTTCCCACAAAAACGGGGCTGGGGGCTGCGTCAGACACGTACCATATTGTACCATCTGGCATTAAATTCAGTAGGCTTGTCAATGACCCATCCGGGGCCACAACGACGTTTGTGGTCAATTGTGCGTTGGTTACCGACGAAATGACGTTCCCATTTGGGCCGGCACCATTTAATAAAACCTGATTCAGTTCCCGTTGGTAATTTTCCTGGGTCGTCTCGCCACCCTTTGTGAAGACCGGTATATTCATTATTTGATCTCCAAATACGCATTGTTAACCACAAATTGATGGTGTCCCCAAAACCGGAACTTAAACGTAATTATATTGCACGCACCTAACCTATTCCAATTCATGATGTTTTTACGGTAACCCAAGGGGTTCATGGGATAGGTGACGGTATTACTCCATGTGACGGCCCCGTCTGTGGATATGCTTAAATCGACCCGTGGCAGGTATGGAATCGTGGTGGTAGTACCTTCAATGACGATATATGTTTGCCCGTCCTCTGCCACCACAAACGCCTCTGAGGGGTTATTCGTTTGTTCCGTCACAATATATCCGATACCAGAATTTTGATATTCCGGGTCGGTTCCCTGCTCGATGGTTAAGGTCAGGCGGTTGGCAATGAATCGATCGGAATCATCCTGGGCATAATTTTCGGTAATCCGAATTCGCTGCATGTCGTATATGTTGTCTGCTGAGAATCCGACAATATTTTCATCGATAACCGTAATATCAGAATTAATTCGGTAAAGCCGACCATTATTAAGCGAAACAAAGTAATTTTGTTGGTTGATGTACGCATATTGCCTCGCCGGGTGGTAATTAAGGTACTGGTCACTTAAATTGAAGAACTTTTGGGTATTAAAGTCGTACATGTACGTGACATTGTCGGCACTGTTAAAAAAGGTCAGTTGGTAGATTAAATGGCCGTCGACCCGGATAAATGCGGCGGTCGAATCCGTTGGTACTGTAATCTTGCCCATCTCATAGGCGATACCGTCCGTCGTTATACTGGTCGCCCCTTGACCGCTGTAGACCATGATAACCGGGGAATTGAATTCATTGACACCCAACCAAGCAATGAATTGATCGGCAGCATCAATTGTTGAGACACTCAAGCACCCATAATCGACTGAGACAGAATTGACGCGTTGATAATTGAGAATGCCGCCCACTTGTTGATGGACTTCGCACACCGCGGTTCCGAACACCAATACGTTTGCTGACTGGCTTGGAATCCTTTTCACGGCGATGGCATAATCTGGTTTGGTTTGCAGCGCTAATTGAGTGGCCTGCACAATTGTTGTGTCGGTACTAAAGCTGTATGCGTACCAAGCCGCCCCATTACCCGATGTGTTCCCATTCCCAAAGAGGAAGAATGTATTGTGGTACGCCACGTAATTGGGAATTAATGTGCCGGACAATGACTGCACGGTCAGATTGGGAGCCAGCGCATGGTTATAAATGTAAGCATTTACCCCATCAACGATGCAAATCTGGTTATTGAGGTTCTCATCCATGAACACTTCGCCCGTATTACTGGCCAGTGTTCCAATTAAAATATAACCAAGACTTGGATTAATGCGATAAACGTTTGCGTTAATAACGGCCAGCATGAAATTGCCGCGGATACTGCGAAAAATGCCACGCCCAGAACCCGAAGACAGAATTTCCGACACGGCCCTGTATCCAGGAAAGGGAATAAGCCAACGTTCCGCCGAATCGTTTTCACCGGATTCCGACATGTACATGTTGTACGTGCGCGATGACGACATCTTCGAGTATCGTCCGAAGGCACTTGACCCCACTACACTGATGGGGATTTGCTGGGAACCGGTCTTTTTGCTCATTTAAATCCATTGTTGATTAGGGAACAGTCCAGGATTTCCCGAGGTTAATTTGTCCATAGTTAAGTGCCTGACCAGAAACGAGGGTGGATATTTTCTGAAGTTTGAGATCCATTTGCTGGGACTGCTTGGATATGATGCCCTCGTAATATTTAACCTGCTCTCTTAATTTTGCCGACACATCATAATCGTAATTGACGCAGATACGTTGGGCTAACATGTATTTGAGGTAATTGATGTAAAACTGGTCGTAGGTGAGTAATAAATCGGTATTCAATGCCACAGCCGTTAAACCAAACAGACCCCACAATTCCATTGGATAGACCTGGTTTGGAAGAAAGTACATATACAAATCGGCCCCATTTAATTGGCGCTCGACATGGTACATAAGGGGTAACGAACTGATGTTGTTTGCACGGGGCGTACTGAAGTACTCGATACGCTGGGTTTCATTCATCTGGTAACGGATGGTATCGAGGGTAAACGTCAAACTGTCCACTTCGATAAGACCGGGGATTGTGTATTTCTCTTGTCCCGCCACCGTATTAAAAGTGTATTTGGTAAAATACGAGAGCATGTCATCGGCAACCCTCGTATCTCCCAAAATTTCATTTAGATAATCCAATCCTTCTTGGAATTGAGTGCCGGACACCGTTTGAAACTCACGCGCCACAATACCGGATGTATAAAACGCGTTGTTGATCAGTTTCGTAACGGTGTACGACATTCTTCAACCCCTTACAATTGGTCGACATACCCGTTTAACAAGAACACCACTGCGTCACTTGCAGAGCTTGTGGCATAAAGAATGGTGACCTTGCTTAAGATAGTCAGTGCGGCGATCTGTGTAGCATTAGGCAGCGAACAGGGAACACGCACAACACCCACTTGCGCACTTCCGGTTGCGGCGCCAGAGAATGCGACCATAGAGCCGACGCAAGCCGTGGTTCCGTTATCAATGGTTGGAGGTGCCAAGTAAAGCACGTTGTTGGCAGAGTTAGGAGTGAACGCAACGTCAAGGATACAATCAACGGCCAATTGAGGAACCAGACTTATTAACAATCCAAGGTTCACGTAAGAGGTTGAACCGCCGGTGCCACTGGAAGGAATGACCACACCCTTGGTGCTTGGGCCGGTGCCTGGATCGTACCACATTTCGCGGGAATTTCCTGAACCGACTTGCATAAAGGGACGAACGTGCGATCCGCTGTCGATAGAAATTGCGCCAATACGACGATACATGTCGTACCCAAAAGGAAGGGTGGGTTGGCTAGCGCTTAAGGACAGTAGGCAACCATTGGTACGAAACCCAGTGGAATCGCCAATGGCATAGACATTGTACATGGTGGAAGCGGCAATGGTGCCGGTATCCAAGGCATTCACAACACCACTTGAACTAATGCTGACGCTGCATGCACTTGAGATAACAATGTCATTTATATTACCGGAATCACGTACTTGGCCGGCACTCACACTAATGGCTGTGGTGCTGACCCAACTTAAATTACAGCCGTTTACATAAAGTAAGCCATCATTTACGACGGGGGTATTTGGTACACTACTCATTTCAATTTCCTTTTATTCCGTTAAAAAAGCGGGGGCCATGGAAAACCCCCTAAGTTCCTTTGGAGAATTACAGCGGGAAAATGATCGCCATGCTGTTTTCAGGGACAAGAGTCGAACCCCAAATACAATCGTGAACCATCCCCATGGCATTTAACCCGAATTGCGCACCGTAATACTGACGTAATGCCACCCCGGTATCGGAATCGTATGCGTTTCCGGTAGGAAATGGTGTTTGATCAGGAAGTGCGGGCATCGCCAAGAACAGCGGATTACCGGAACAAATCAACCCGGCACGATGACTTGGTAATGCTTTAACCTGCATACCGGCCACAATTGGGGTGTTTATGTTCTGGGTATTCACTGAATTGACCTGCAATGCGGGGGTGATGGATACGGTAACGTGACCGGAACCATCGGATGCGGCAGCAGCAGTCGCGGCGAATTGGACAGGGTTTTGAGATACCTTATGTCCGACGAAGGTCAGATAACGCAAATTGGTGTAATTCGCAATATCTTGGAACTGGAACTTATCGTATAAGAACACCGCACTCGCATCGGATGTGCCGGCACCACTAAATGTAATGCTGGTCACAGCGCCTAGAGAATCAAGGGTGGTGCTGATTACCGTAAGGGTTGTTCCGTTTACGCCGACATTTCCCGAATAGTGAATGGGTAACAAGTTGGATTGATACCAGTCACATTTGGAGAACATACCGACTTCCCAAGAATTGGCGATCTTGTTGTTTCGGTCGAGGGCGAATTGGTTCAGACCGCTGTTTACGATGGCAGCCACGGCAATATCACTTAAATAACCTTTCACGTTACTTCCGATAGCGCCATAGTTTCTGAAGAATGCCAACGCACTGGCCAATTGACCGTATGAATTGATTGGGGACACACCGTCGCCGTAGAACCTGTACGTGTTACTTACGCAATTTAACGCAACGTTGGATTCGATTTGGGCACCCAATTCGATGATGGCTGCCTTACCAAATCTTTCCATATAGTCTTTAACGTTGAAGATAAATTGTTGGGCGGTGAACTCATACGAAACGGATTGTTGTTGATCAACAACCAAGTTTTGTACGCGTTGATCAGCCGGCTGGAATGAGGCAACCAAAGAATTGGTTGTGGTCATTCTTGGAGGAAGATCGAAGGAGACCGTCGAGCCAAGTTGGGCCTCTAGCTGATTGAAGTTCTTGAATTTTGTGTTAGCTGTCCCAATAAAACAATTTAAATTTTGCATAAATGCAAGGCCACTTAACTGATATGTTATGACCTGCTGAAGAATATTTGCTGGCACACTCATTGTGTTTCATCCTTGTAAAATCCGTTTACCAAGGTGAGACAGGTTGAGTAACGTTTAGCCTCTCAGCCAATCCGCGTTCTTGTAATCACGCAACGTCATCTCGCCCGTGTCCGCACCGACACTAGAACTTGATTTCAGGCGTGGAAGTGGTTCACGTGGACTGACGTTTCCTTGCACTGCTTGCTGATTTTTGACAATTGATTGAGACAGTTTTTCCATCTCTTTCTTTGCCATCTTCGGCGAATGCATCGCAAGATCGTTAAGGTGAGTCAATTTTGTTGGGTTTCTGGCCAGTTCGTACATGATGCCCGCTGTGTCCAGTGGCTGTCCGTCCGATCCGTTTTCTGCCGCCAAAAATGCGACTCTTGGAAAGGCGTGTGGTTCGAAATCCTGCATGACTTCTTCAAAATCTGAGTACTTGTCTTTGCCGGCACCCATTTTCAGATAAAAATCATCCGCGGCTCTCTGTAAATCCTCGCGTTCCTTTGCGGCGTGGGCTTCTTGCGCTTTCTTTTCCTCTTGGGCATCCATTTCTTGCGCTTTCTGCATGATGTGATTTAACACCTCTTGCTTGATCGCATCCATGTCTGGCCCTTGAGACATGCCGCCCATTTGCTGGGGCTGCATCTTTTGCGCCATTTCGGCTTCCATTTCGCGCCGTACTCGCTCGGCAACCTGCGCTTTTTCCCTCTTAACTATGTCATTTACTTGGCTCTGTGGAAGCATCTTCTCTTCTACAGGTGCCATCACGTCCTGTGTTACTTCATCCATAAAATCCGCTATTTCCCCGCGACGGTGTGTCCTGCGTATCGCTTGCAGTATGCGTTTGACATTCCTTGTCAAAAGAGTGTGTCGGCCCCGGTTTAGCTGTCCGGTACAGTGAGGTGGGGGTCTTTAAGAATGCACGTCCTGTGCTAAATTCCTTCCATGCTCAATTTGAGCCTAGCATATCCATAGAAACGCGCAAGGCTCGTTCGATGACTTATTTAACAAACGAAACCCGGCACAAAATTGATGAGGTTTCGTTTCTTTGACAAATGTCCACCCCTGACGGTGCAAAAATTATGTACCGTCAGGAGGTTTCCCAAAACATCACAGCTAATGTCACAATGTGAGAAAATTACATTAGCCGTGATGTTTTTTATGACTATTGAGTGTCTATATGGCAAAAGTGGGTCAAAATGGTCAGTTTTGCCATAACATAACCGCAAATGGTAAAATGACCTTCACCAAAATAAATATTGGATAGGTTTTTGGTCATTTTAGGAGTACGCGCATAACATACAGATCAATTGGATTGGCGAAATATGTGATGCCTCGGCAAAGTTGCTGGGGAAATATGGGACATGGCTGTCGATAAAGAAAAACCGCTGGTACTTTATTGTCCATACGGTTTGTTGCATCTACTGGGTTGGGATTAACTTACATCGGAATCTTTACGCCCAGGCATTGTTTACCATACCGACAATTGCCCTTCACTTGTATGGGTTCTATACCTGGGGGAAAAAGAAGGACGATTGATTATTTTTTACCCTTTTTTAATACCTTTCTGGCTTTCGCTTTGACCTTATCGGCAGCGCTGGCGGATATGTTGCCTTTATTTTCTTGCTGGGCAACACGGGCCAGGGCATTTTTGGCATGATTCTTGTCATTAATTGGGTATTTTCGATCGCTCGGCTCTGCAAACGACGATTTCGGTAACTTATTTCTTGCTTTCGAACTTAACTTGGCCATCATCTGACTCCCTGATTAATTGTGCCGGCACTTTCCATAAATCCATCAACCGAATTACCTTCGGACTTCCTAAAATCTCGTTGCGCATATTTTTGTACACGCGCTCTTTACGAACCTCTTCCTTCTTTCGATACATCCACAAAATCCTTTGGCAAGAACCCCATGTCTTTTATTAATTTGGTTATCCGACTTTCTGATACCGCGTTCGAACGTAGGATCATGCACACCAATCGAATGGCCTTGCGTATCTCGACCGAATCCATTGTCGACCAATCAAACCATGGCTGGGAAAATGGATTACTCGGACTTTTCTTCTCTTTCTTCTCTCTTGGCATCGATGTGTTCCTGATTTAACCGTAACGCGAACTCGACGGCATCTTGGGCGGCTTTGCTGGCTACCTTTTCGCCTTCCAACTGCAATTTGCCTTGGCTTAATTCGATTTCATTCATGATTTGCATGACCTGGGCTTCGGTCTTTTGCTGCTCGATGGCGACCTTGGCAGAACTGACGGCCAACTCACCTTCGGCACGCTCGCGTTGCTGCTCAACCTTGGCTTGCTCAACTTCCATGGCCATTTTCAACATCTCTTGTTGTGGGTCTGGCTGCTGGGATTGGGCTTCTTGTTGCTGCTTCATGGCTTGCATGAACTTGCCGGCACGTACTTTCAATTCGTCGATTCCTCTAATATCGAGGTTATCCATCAAGGTTTCGAGTCCCTCGGTGTTAATGAATTCGGCGAACAATGGGCTGGCTTGCATCATGCGGATGATTTGGTCTAACGCGACCTGTTTTTGCATGGAGGTATTGACGCCGGCTTCGACTTTGACGTCCAACTCTTGAGGCTGATAACCCATCTTGATGCTGTTCGGATCTTCGTCGTTATTGATAATTTGATAACTGCGCTTTCCGTCGGGAGTCATGATTGGTAAGGAACGGGGCGTTACATAATATTTGGGGATCAAATCCAAGAGAATGACCGCCACCCGGTTCAGTGCCTGGATGTAACTCACCAAATATGGTGTGCTGGCTGTTGCTGACTGGATTGCGCCATTGCTGATCGCAACACCCGACACATCTTTATCGTTAATGCCCAATACGCTGTCGTATGCCCCTAAAATGGCCTGGGTCACTCTGTCAGCACCCATAAACGTATTTTCAACAATGGGAGGGGTTGGGGTACGTTGAATTTCCATTGGAGGGGGAAGCGGGGTATTTGTATCGCCTTTCAAGAACGCGTGATACATCAATGTGTCGGCTTGTTGTACGTTCCGGTAAGCTTCCATAAAGTCATCGGGGATGGATTCAACGGCAACCTTGAATTTATGTTGCACCATGTTTTCAACTTCCGCACCCACGGTCTGGCCACAAAAGTTCTTTAATTGTTGGATGCCCTTGGCGTGGTAGGGATATGGGCGCGTCATCTGGCAAGAGGCACCCGTGACGGTATCACTTACGTCGATGGAATTTCCGTCCACGAATACAAGGGGCAGGTATTTGTAATCGGTTTCGTCATACGACAGTATCTTGTTTTCACAGAAACGATACCGCACAATGGTTTCCATTTCGGTCACCCTGGCCGACACAATCACTGGGGGTTGCTCGATGAATCCCTTGGCTTCCCATCTCTCCAACAGTTCCTCGTAATGCTTTTCGGTAACGACGTGGCCCGTGGAGATTTTGACGATTTTGACCTTTTTCTTTTTCTTTTCGAAGAACTCACAAACCAGAATAACATCCTGCTGTTGCTGGGGATATGTCCAGTTAAATGACCCCACATCGCGACAAAATCGCATCTCCTCTGCCATTCCCTTACCGAATTCAACCTCGAATTCTTCTTTTGTGCGAGGGAATAATTCACCACAATAATTTCCGTCACCTTTATGCGGTTCACGGGCCATTGGATCGAAAAAGGTTAAGGTCGGATCGAAAACGCGCTGGACATAAATCTTTTGATCAAATGACAACTCGTTAATGTAATCATTGAATACCTTCATGACGGAGAATCCCCCGCCCAACTGGTCGGTATGCACACGGTATGCCAATCCCTCGTTTTCGGAGTCCAGAATTGAGGCCCGCATGTGATTTTCCAGCATCTTGGACGTGGCAAGGAATTCATCGGTCATTTTAACGAGGGGAACACCGTCGGCTGCCCTGACCATAATGGACGGCTCTTGCTTGGCGAACTCCCCGCGTAGGCGCGATATAATCGATTCCAGCACATTAAATTCGAGTGTCGGTTTCTTGAGGGCTTTTAATTTCTCGACGTCTTCATTGGTTAATGATGTGTCGAAAATGAACCGCATGAACTCTTTAAACCGCTCGGAATTCTTACGCCAATACTGGTACGAATTTTCGACCTTCTTCTTTAATTCATTTAACTTGCTTCCACTTTCGTTTAACTCTTTTAACTTTTTTAAACGCTTATCTGTGGAGCCATCCGTTTTGATTGCCATATGCTCGCGTCCTTGCTGCAAATCGGTTGTTCATCTCTTGGGCCATTGACTTAACTATATGCGAACCATCCTGGTTTTGAGATATGTTAAGGGTCTTATCAATTAGAGTTAGTTTTATGGCATCATACATCGTGTCGCATAAATCATCGTGTCGGTGGGTGTCGTTGGCCGTTATCTTCATCATGTGATTAATGAATGTGTCGGTGTGCTTCGCCCCTTTTGTAAAGGATACCAGTTTTGACGCAATGATGGGCTGCATCTCCAAGTAACGGTCAGTTTTGGAACCCGACGCCTTGGTACGCTTGACCTCGCGTATCGATAACCCCCGCATATCTTGTAACACACTACATAATGTGACGCCGGTACTCTTCTTTTCGATGGCTGCAATTAACGGTTTGACTTTGTGCAACATGCAATCGCCATAAAAGGACATAAATTCGGCGCGTAGGTCTTTGGGTTCAATCCGTAATTCTACGGCATCTAAAGAGTGTAGGCCAGTTTGACCCGTTTTAATGCCCATCTCTTCTATCTCATACAGGCCCCAAAACGAGAATGCCGTAGCGTCATTATAGGATTTATTGGTCTCGGCGGTATCGGCAGTGATGAATGTCAGCAATATTTCGGGTTCTTCATCTAACAAAACAAAGTTTTCGGGTTTAAAGAGGGCACCGCCCGCCGGTATTGGGTTCTGTTGGTATTGAGAGGCGAACACATACGGGTTTTTCTCTTGCTGTTCGAGTAACTGGGACAATGGGTTAACTTCGGGGTATAACGCGTTACCAGCCTCATCGAGCGCCTTTAATACGACCGGTTTCCATACCCGCACATCTTTTCCAGATAAGAGATATGCCGGCAAATCATCTTCGTGCAACCGCTGCCCGATGTATATCATGGCGACGTTGGGGGCACGTGGACGCTGCAAAATGGTTTCTCGGTAATTCTGTATCACCGACTGACGAACGGTATCTGAATGGACTTCACCGGGCTTGTGACAGTCATCCATGATTACGCAACCTGTAAAATGTTCTGAATGGGGCAAACCGGCATCCTGACCCGTGATTGACCCGCTGGAACCAAACGCCTTGACCGACGCGCCCTGTTCTGTCTGAAAGAAGTCTTTTGCCCGGGAATCTGACCGTACTTTGATACCGAAAAGCTCTTTATATTGCCGGCACTCAATTATTTGTTTGATAAACGCCGTGTGCTTACTGGCCAACTCATGCGAATAACTGATGTATAGATATTGGGAATTCTGGAACTTTGCCATCGTCCAAGCCACAAACATGGACAAAAGGGTAGATTTGCCCGATCCGGGGGGCACTTGAATGCTTAATGCGTTGCACTGCATCCTAAAAACAAGCGTCAGTTCCTTGGCAATTGTGATGAAATGAGACTCGCGACCCGGGGGATTGGAGATAATGAACGGTTTTCCGGTCACCAATGGGAAAAATGTCTGCACAAAGAGCAAAAATGACCCCAATAATTCGGCCTTTAACTCTTCTACTTCGTCATTTCTTGCCGGGGAAGACATAATCGTCAATCAATCCTTCGATTTCCGCTTCGTGATGTAGATAATATACCGCATAACAACAAAGTCGGCTTGCATATTTCCCAATGTACGTGATGGTGCTTTTTCCGTGTTCACCGCTTTCCTGGTCATGACAGGCGTCACAACAGACATACGGGGCATTGACTGCTTTCAATATTTCACTGCATCGAACGGGGATATATTTTGCCACGAAAATTCCCTTTTTGGCCGGCACACCTTTCATGATATATCAATGACGATTGATTGTTTAGGTGTAATGACATATGATATGCAAATCACTTCTTGGAATGGAGATATAACAAATGAAAGACAAATACGTAATACTAAAAGACACTACCCCAAATGACCTTCAATATGCCGTTAATAAGTATATCGGGAAAGGGTATGAACCCCATGGGCCACTCATTCAATTTGAGGGCTATGTGTTACAGGCCGTTATAACCCATCAAGATTTTGACGAAGTTGAAGAGGTTGCACGCGGAAAATATCTGTTTACCTGTCCAAAATGCTCTGACTAACCAATGATAGTCGCGGTAGTAACGTTCATGGTGCTTATGATGGTTGGCTATTTCTTTTTCATACATTTTTTGTGCTGGCTATTTTACTATCGCGATCAATTTCCTGGAATAAAGGGAATTTTCACAAATTTTTATATAAAAGAGTAATTCGATGATTGACGATTTCGAATCCGGCCAATGTACATGGAGATATGCGCAATGACCAAAAAATATATCCTCGACAATGAGGGTAATCCCGTCGCGTGCAACGACCTGATGGTATGGGGCACATGGATGGAAGAAAGATCGACCATCTTGCAGCGGATTTTATCCCGCACAATGCTTAAAACAAATCCTGACGTATATGTGTCTACCGTGTTCCTTGGACTGGATCACAATCATGGATTTTCTGACGAATCCCGACCCATATTGTGGGAATCAATGGTATTCGGTGGCGAATCTAGTGGAGAGCAAGAACGATATTGCACAAAAGAGGAAGCCATCGCCGGTCATTTAAAGCTCGTTGATGAACAAAGGAAGTTATTAACCAATGATTGATGATGAATTGATGAACGCGTTGCACACCACATTTGCTTGCCATCTGGAACGTAAACAAGAAATGTCGGGGCATGTCGTGATTGCAACGTTGCTGGCATATGTAGTGTCTGAGTTATCACACGGTCTTCTTGCTAGGCCAGAACATATGAAGGCAAACAAAGAAAATATGGTTAACGCGTTTAAAATATTGCTGGATTCTGTCAAAGAGGATACGAAACATTAAAGAGACTAAGGAACATGGATGAAGAACAAGTTTTTAAAGTTACACGACATTAAGCAGCTTACCAAGGTTTCGGGATCAAAGGTCTATCAGTTGGTGGAAAGCAACCAGTTTCCAAAGCCAATAAAGATAGGTAAACGTTCCGTGCGATGGATTCGTGAAGAGGTTAACGAATGGGTGAAAGGAAAAACGGAAGTAGAGCAGGAGCCAACAATGCGATTTGACGACAATCATACAAAACCAGTTGAAGTGACCAAAGGACAAGCCGAAGCAATTAAAAAAAGTTGTAATGAAGCGCTTAAAAAAGAATTCAATGAAGACGCAGCGCATTTGGGTGATTTCATTGATGACATCTTAGACAGAACGATCCATGTGTATAAGCAAAGCGAGGGATACGCGTATCCGTTTGTGGAACTTTACCCAAAAAATATGGCGGTTTGCGTTAGATATATGGGTTTAAAGATAGATTATGCACCGGGCGACTTCGCGACTATAGAAGGGCCAAAAGGGGTTCGCGTCACAATTTCTGAGAAACTTGATATGCAACACATTGTTATTGGATTGGCTGCTGCTCTTAACTCGTGGAAAATGTTAGAGATCATGGAAAAAGAAAAGAAAGTTAACACATGCACAAAGTAGCTTAATTATGGCAAAGCAATCGACCCATAATCTTTGGTTGCCGGTTCGAATCCGGCCTTTGTGCGCTTGATAGGAGACAGTAATGGATAGATACATTTGGGTTAAACACGCAGACGGCGCACCGTTCCGTAAAGAGATTAATGAAAAGTTGGCGCAAGGGTACAAATTGGCCGGCACCATTATTTCGGTTGAAGGGGCGACATACCGATACATTCAACCAATGATCATGCCCGAAAAGAAATGGAAGGAACTTCAAAAAGAAATAGGGGTTGTATTGCATGGGAAAAATGGCGACTTTACTCTTTACTCGCGAGATTGTGGGATCATAGTGACGAACGAACGTTTGGGAATTTGCGTAGAGTTACCCCATTATGCTGCAACCGATCTGTGGCCATTATTTAAATTGTACTCTGAAGAGTTTGCGAGGAAAAAGTAATGTTTAGATTAATATGTTTTGGACTTTGTTGCGTATCTTTCGGGTGGACTACGGCTTATGTGATCAACCATAGGCACGTGTTATCAAACGGAACGGTTTGCGGTATCAGTTTATTGGGAATTCTGACCACATTCGTTACTTGTTGCGTAACATTTTATACCACAAGTTTATTGTTGGCGGGGTAATCAATGACCGTCGCTAAATTTATAATAATTTCTCACCCCAGGGCTGGGGCAGTCGAAGAAAAGGTATCTGAATTATTGAACGATGGTTATGAGTTAGCGGGGCCATTGTTTTATACCGAAAAAGGACTTGTACAACCAATGGTTAAGTATACGTTTCCAAAAAATCCACCACCGCCCCTAAATATATCTCATTGCTCAAAATGTTGTACGCGGGGCTTTATATGACAGTCGCTGAACTTATCGAAGAACCATGCGCCGAATGTGAAGCCCTGTCATTATGGACAATATATATAACGCAGCTCAATGAAGAATTTAGAAAAGATATATTAAAAGACCATAAATACGAATATGAAGCGGAAGCGAGATTTGTGTGCGAGCAGCTTCTAAAAAGAGGGCATCACGTTCACATGGTTAAATTTCAAGGAGTTTGTCGTGACCGTATCTGAACTTATCGAAAAACTTCGTGAATATCCTCAAAATCAAGTTGTTAATATATGGATAGCTGGAAAACGTGAACCTGGTCATTATCGTATCAGACATACAATGGAGAATGTGGGGGTATCAAAATATTATAAATGTACTGTTTTGGTTCCAAGCGATGTGATTGTGGACGGTCATGCATATACGGAGGGGTTAGAGGAATGACCGTAAATGAACTTATCGAAGAGCTGCGGAAGTATCCGCCGGATATGGTTGTGTTAAAGTTGTTCCCCACCATTAGAGGACACAACGTATTATATCCAGACCCACATATCGAGAAAGTGGATTCAATAAACACCGGTACTGATTATCACATACCTAGCGATGATGATTATTACCCCGATGCAATAACGGTTGAAGTGCTCTGTATCTAATAACAGACATTATCGGATATAGATTTAGGAGAGAAAATTGTATAAAAACATGTCTGCCAAGTTCAAGCAGATGAAATTATATGCACTTGCGCAGCTTTGTATTGCAGATTACTTGCGAGGTTATGGGGATGAGTCTAATGAATTTGTTGAGATGCTAAAGGAGTTAGATGATTATGCTGCAAAATGGTTAAGCAAGCATTATCCGTTGGATGAAGAACAAACCACCCCGCAGGAGTCGGCATGACCATATCCCCGACGTCAGGAAAATGGTTACCAATTTGTTGGCGTCAACAATAAGGTGAGAACATGAAACAATACCGTAAACGTCCGTTAATAATTGAGGCTGCCCAATGGAACGGCGAAACATTGGATGGTCAACACGCGCGAACTGTGCTAGGTGACGAATATTATTATGGTTGCTGCAACGAGGATGGCATGCTTTTTGATTTGATGGTTAAAACTTTAGAGGGCGTCATGACTTGCGAGGTTGGTGACTGGCTGATTAAGGGCATCAAGGGCGAGTTTTACCCATGCAAGCCGGATATATTCGCAGAGACATACGAGGCGGTCGAATGAAGAGTTACACAGTCCACGAGGCCGATCAAATGGCGTCATTCATTAAAGAGTTGTTCAATATGTTGAAATCGGGCAACGAAGTTATGGCCACCCAAATATTTGAATTGGGTTTGGATTGTGAAGTGTTTAAGGTTATTCAGGAAGACCCCACGGTAGCATTGGAGGATTGGTTTTAATTATGGACAGAGTTCAGTCGTTAGAGAAATTCATAGCAGAGTTTGGCGCGTATCTTAAGGGTTACAATTGTAGTAGCGATGGATATGACGAGATACAAGAGATTATCGAAAAGTTTGACGAATTAATGTGGGAACATGTCGACAAACCGCAGTAATTCGTACATATAAAAGGGATATGTCGATGGAATGGACACGACAATTAATGATTGTGCCGGCACTCTTCCTTTGTGGGTGTGGCGAATCATACGAAACAACCTATTCGAAACCTTACGTGGTTGTCTGTTCTGGAGTCCGCAACAACTGGTTCCGCGAGATAGACACCAAGCGATTAAGCGAGCGTGTAAACGATTATATTAACCACGGGTATACGGTGTCGGGTAACCTTACTGGAACACGTGGGGAGATTTGCCAGACCTTGGAGAGGATGAACAATGACACCTGAACAAATACAGAACATACAAACCGCATTAGAGAGATACCCCGACCGGCGTGACGAAATCATGCAGAGAGTGGCAGCAGCGACGAAGTTATCGGCATTAATTGTTGAGTTGGGCGGAACATTGGGTTTGTTTCAAGAGTTCCAACCAAAGGAAAAAGAATGTACCAGCAAGTAATCAAGGAAGAGGGCGCACACCCCATCAAGATATGGACGAAAAACATAGAAGACAGTGCGTTATCACAATTAAAGAACATTGCCCGCTTGCCGTTCATACATCACCACGGTGTGGTTGCAATGCCCGACGTTCACATGGGGGTCGGCGCAACGATTGGCAGCGTCATAGCCACAGATAGGGCCATTATACCGGCAGCCGTGGGGGTTGATATTGGTTGTGGCATGTTGGCCGTTAAATTGTCGTTGACTGCCTCTGATTTGCCCGATGATTTGGGGGCAATTCGGTCAGCGATTGAACGGGAAGTGTTGCAAGAACATATGCAAGACGCGCGTTACGATAATACAGTTCGCTCATATCGCCAAATGATGATTGACCTTGAAGACATGTTGAGGCGTCACGGCATATTGAAGAGTGGCCGACACATCACTTACGGTTTGGACAAGGCAATCCATCAAATGGGCACATTGGGCGGGGGCAATCATTTCGTTGAATTATGCTTGGACGAATCACAAAATGTTTGGGTAATGTTACATTCTGGCAGTCGGGGCATTGGTCACATGATTGGAACTTACTTTATTGAACTGGCCAAACAAGATATGGAAAGGTTTTTTATTACGTTGCCCGATCAAGACCTTGCATATTTCCCCGATGGAACCGCGCACCACGGTGATTATGTTGACGCCGTCGAATGGGCGCAGCAATACGCCTATCACAATAGGCAAGCAATGATGTGCGACGTTGTTATGGTTCTAAAAAAGTATGTGCCGGCACAATTTAATATCATCAATGAAGCCATTAATTGCCATCACAATTACGTTAAACGTGAACATCACTTTGGTAAGAATGTGTGGGTCACACGCAAGGGCGCAATCAGGGCACGCAAGGATGATTTGGGTATCATTCCCGGATCGATGGGCCAGCGTTCGTATATCGTGCGCGGTAAGGGTAATTATGATTCGTACCACTCATGCAGTCATGGGGCCGGGCGTGCGATGGGACGCAATCAAGCAAAGAAAAAGTTTACCGTCGATGATTTGATTGCCCAGACAAAGGGCGTGGAATGTCGTAAGGATGAACACGTATTAGATGAAATACCGGGGGCATACAAAGACATTGACGTTGTGATGGAGAATCAAAGAGATTTGGTTGACGTGGTTCATATATTAAAACAAGTGTTGTGCGTTAAGGGGTGATTTAATGGACATAATATTTAAGGGTATTAATGAAAAGGAAGCGCAGGTTATTGTTGCGCACGCAAAAATGTATGACTTTATTTACGAGTGGCGGGAAAGAATAATCAGAGCATGTAAAGAAGGTGATCATTACGCAACGCAATCTCTTAGAGAGGATTTTTACGACACATTGCACGACTTTGGAATAGCTCAGTTGTTCGATTAACATTCTCATATCTGATAAGGAATATTATCGGATATAATATTTAAATAACTGACTTCTAGTAATCCCGTTCGAATTTCTTATGTAGCGCGATCAAATTCTGTAATTCTTTGACGGTACGATTTAAACCGAAGTGGTCGCAATCTTCTAATTCGACCTTTTCGCGCCAATTAAAACGATTCTTCATGTTCAACATCCAAATTTTTTCGGATATTTTGCGCTCACCCTTGCACGCGTCATGACCCAATATCTGCCAATGCGCCATTGACGCACTGCGTCCGTGTTCTAGAGCTTTTGCGAATTCAGGGCGTTCGTTTTCCCATCTATACAGGGTTGCGCGGGATATATCTAACTTGACGCAAATCTCTGCGTCCGACACACCATCTTTGTACCACTCCTGTATTTCCTGGCACATTTCAGGGCGATAGATTGGGTTGCGCCAATCGTGTTTTAAATCTTTAGGTGTCGCATCATCAAGCGACATTGCACACGCCATCGGGCGCTTCTTCTTCTTTGGCTTTTCTAACGTATTTGCGCTTGGTTTCGGCGACCGTTTTGGCTTCGGTTTCTCGCTCATGTTTCACATCATCCTTGATTGGTTCAACAATCTTTTCTTCTTCTTTGAGTGCTTGGATTAATTCGGGTTTGACTTCGACCGCAACGGTACCTTTGCCGGCACATCTCTCACATTCCCTTTCGGTCATTCCCATGCCGACCATCTTTTTAGTGCCCCGGCATAGTGGGCAGCGTGTAATTACATTCATATATTATCGTCCACATTCCATGTACATACCAACATCATAAGTCATTTAGTTAGTGGGGGCAATGCAAAAATAATTGATCAAAGGTATTGACATGTAATTGACATGTCATTACAATAAGAACATAAAAACATCAATTACGAACAACGAGGGTAACCAAATGAACAACGAAATGGCAGTAAAATTATCGCAACGCCGACACACGAACAAAGAAATAACGACATTTGTACATTACATGCTTAGTTTTTATGGCCCAAAAGGGCTTTACAGCATGAACGCCACGCAAGTTGAGGTATTGGAAGCTCTTGCACAATATCTGTTAGAAGCAAAAACACCGTTCGAGGGTGACACGGTAGATCGCGAAAATGTAGTAGAAATTATTATAAACAACAGAAGATAAGCCAGTAAAATAAATAACAAAGGAAACGAACAATGAAAAGCGAACACGCAAGAGCAGCACAAATGATACGCAAAGAGTTAAAGCAGTTATTCCCCGGGGTTAAATTCTCCGTGACGTCCCACGGATACAGTGGCGGGGATTCGGTAACCGCAAAATGGGTTGATGGCCCAACATATGATGCAGTAAATTCAGTTATCCGGAAATACCAGTATGGTCATTTTGATGGAATGGAAGACCTTTACCACAATTCGAACTCGCGCGGAGACATTCCGCAATCAAAATATGTGTTTGCAGATCGTACGATAAGTGAAGAAGTTTACACCAAGGCTTTTGAATTCGTTCGCCATTACTGGGATACGGCACAACACGCCGAATCAATCGATGATTGGAAAATGCACAACGGATCGGGCTACACGGTTCGCCAAGAAATACGGCGCAAACTGGGGGATATTGACCTTACACCCGGTTATTGTGATGACATGATGAAGTACGGGGGGTAACAAAATGTATATCCCAATGTGGTTAATCTGCGCGTATATTTGGATTGGGTTCGATTTATTTGATGATTGAACCGTCAACGCCGGGAAGTGGGCACACCAACCGGCGTTTAGGCATTGCAGGAACGTATCATCACTAACCTAACTAAGGAGTATGCCGTGGGGACTAGCCACGACATATTTAGTGTGGCACATCATGATCAGAATGGCAATTCATCATCATCATTATCTGACGCCTTTGGTGATGATGATCTTGTTTGTTCCTGATTTGCTACTGGTTTTTCAGAATCGGTTTTACCGTCCAGCATTTGGAGATTCTGGGCGACAATCTCGGTCATGTATCTGTCTTGACCGCTGTCTTTGTCTTTCCACTTCTGGGTTTTGATACTGCCCTCGACATATACCTTGGAGCCTTTGCGGAGATACTGGGCTGCAATCTCCGCAAGTTTTGCGTGAAATACGATCCGGTGCCATTCTGTGCGCTCTTGTTTCTCGCCTGTGGTTTTATCTTTCCACGATTCAGAGGTCGCCACGCGAATTGTGGTTATTGAACTCCCATTAGTGAAATGTTTTAATTCTGGGTCAGCGCCCATATTGCCGACAATGATTACTTTATTGACTCCATTGGCCATTTTTGTTTCCCTTTCCTTGGTGCAAATTTGGCCCCGTATAGAGGCCACCCGTTAACATCCCTTGTTTTAAATTGGTGCATATTCTTTTAATTATCAAGCTAACCGAATAGTACCACCCAATTTACGGGGATGTCAACCATAAAAATATTTTGAAAAACTCATAACCGCCACCGCGATAGCCAATACCAACAATGCGGTTGATTGCATACGGCTTGTACGGTTGAGTGCGTGCAATGTCTCGTGTATCGCGGTTATATGTGCCTGTTGGTTATTGATACGCGCCAACAATCGTTCGTATTCGGTGTTATTCATATTGCCCACACATTTTTCCATGTTCATGGTCTGATTATATCAAAATGTGTGGGCGTTGTCATTACATTGCGTGGGGTCTTGGGGTATTTGCTGGAACTGTGGCCATTACGGGTACGGGATCGTTCCGGTGTTTATATTTGTATGCGCCGAATCCTATTAACATCGCCCCACCGACTGCTACCACGGGATTTGCAACGACGGCAGCCACGACACCGGTTTTAATCGCTGCTGCTGCTGCTGCGCCTTTCTTGGTTACCGCCATACCGCCAACCGCAAGAGCGCCGACACCATACGTTGCATTCTCTGCCGTGATATAAACCACTGCAAAATTATGAACTTTGTTAAACGCATAACTGGCGTTTTCCTGGAAGTATTCACCCCATGCCTGCGGGGGTTTTGGGGGGATTTCACCCTTTTTTATTTCGGCACGCACCTGTTCTTTGGCTTTTTCGCGTAACTCATTTTGTTTGATTTGCTTGACGCGCTGGCGCACAACTTCCCTTTCTTCTTCCAAGACCTTTGCGTAATATTTCTCTTGCTGTTCGGGGGTCATGCTTCCATCGACTAAACGGCGGGCTGCTTCTTCGTCTTCGGCAGTCGTTTTTAATTCTTCTTCGTCTGGTGTATTGCGTGGCATTATTTAAACCTCGGTTTTGTACGTTCTAAATGTTGTTCGAGAGTATCAAGAATCATGGCTTGCTCTTGCCGGGTGGTGTTCCTGGCATGAACTCGCTGATCGATTTCTTGAAAGCTGTATTGTTCAACATCCTTGTACCTAAGACCGTCGTCCGGTATGAATTGATTATTTCGCCATTCAAGGTATTCCGCATATTCACGTGGCAACATGTACATTTTGGAAAGAAAACTCGTATCGGCAGTAATCAATTCATAATAACGTTGATTGTTTTCGGCAATGGCTTGTTTAATGTGTTCTGGTATTGTCCAACCAAAGTGATACCCATCATGGAATCCATAGTACTTAGAATGAATTTTGTGGTACAAATCCCACTTGGCTTTCCATTCATCGTGCTGGCGTTGATATTCCCAGTGCTTCGTCCAATATTCTTTGGCCTGTATCTCCATTTCAGACTTCGGCAATCGGTCAGAAAGGGGGATTTTTGGCATTAACCTACTGGCTTCTTGGTTGTATTCGGCCAGCTTCTTTTGATATTCGGAATCTTGGTTATCCATACAACTTTGTATGTTCCAACTGTCTTTGACGAATTGCGCCGTGCCGTATGCGATCCCAAAGAAACCGGCGTCGGCTGCGGTTTCACCGTTACTGCGCCCTATCGCGTCGCCCATGGCTTCCGCTTGGGCAACACCTCGGTCTACTGCATCCATCACGCTGTGCCACGTGGGGGCACATTTCATACGATCTTTTGGGTCAAACGTTGGTTTTTCGATCCCCTGTTCTTTCAACTTCCTTTCGGCCTCGGCGCGATTCTTTGGCCCGTCAAGGACGTGATCCATTAGGCTTGATGATGTTTTGGGCTTTTCGTTCATCCACCCCAAAAAACTTTTCATTTAACCACCTCTTTTGTTTTAAGAAACTCTTCTAACATCCTTTGGCTTGCGTACAATTCTCGGACGTCACGCATCATTGCCCAAGGCTTGAACAAAATGAGGGCAATAAAATTGAGAGCGAGGCCGATGTAAAGGAAGATATTGTTATTAAGGCAGTAGTAATTTAACGTCAAAGCCATAATAAAAATGGCGACATTCAAAATAACTAAGCTGTAGATGCGTGATATATGCCGATTGAACGACAAAACTTCTTTTTTTTCCATGATTAACTCCATTTATTCCCAAGCAGGGGGGAGTTTATCACAGGTAAAAACAGAATAAAACGTTGATATACACGATGGTATCAACGCCCTCGTAACGCTTGGGAAAACGGTATCATGGAGATACACGAAGGCGGTGACATTTGAATCGTATCATGCCTTTAAGCAAATCGGAACCACCCAATCGTGGGATTAGGAGCAAACCAAAATCGGATGGTCTCTTTCAATCTATACTAAGATCGCCAATCAGCAAACCGGGGGATATGATAATGAAAATTAATTTAACCGCCGAACAAAAAAAAGATGCGGCATTCTGGGCCTGTATAGTTAGTGGGGTGGGTTTTTGTATTGGGGGTATATTCATGCCACCATTGGTGGGGGTGGGGGTAGTTCTGTTATCAGGTGCAATCGCAATTGCCAAAGATACAACGCCCGTAGTCGTACAAAATATCCTAGAGCATCGACCCCATCATGACGATGATAACCTATCGTCTTCAAACGATGAAAACGTAGGTGTAAACGTGCAGGTGGATTTGACCCATCGTCATCATACGCGCTCACGGCAGTTTACGGATCCGATCCCAAATGAGCCAGACATTGAACACAAAGAGAACGACAATCGCAATGTATCCAAACGCCATAAACGTTCCTGATTTGGGTTATCTGGGGCTGTTGTTGTGTCTCGCTCTTTCGGAATAAACATGGATGCCGTAATTGCCCAATAGGTCCCGGTCAAATTCACTGTCCATGCGCTCGATAGTGTACCGGCACATCTGTTCGTTGAACTCAATCCACGCGGACATTTGTTCTAAAACCTCGCGATCACCCTGGGCAAAATTCATCGCGTTATCGATTGCACCCTGGGCATACGCTTGGGCATGACTAAACACTTTCTGCATCTTTTCGTGTTCGGTCATTTCGTCAAACTTCTTCACTCGCTTCCCCTTCTTTGACTAACTTGGTCAGAATTGCGACGGCTTCGGCGTCTTTTTCCATGTGTTCGTTGAGTAACCCGCGCATATACTCGGACATCGACACCCTACGTTCTTTGGAAATGAACTGAAGCCGTTTGTGCATTTCCTCGTCCAATCGCAATTGAAATACTTGTTTGTAAAATACGTGTTTTTGGCACGTTGGCTTGTATGACATATGATTTACCTCTTGTTTTGTATATCATATGTCATTACACAAATATAATCAATCCCTATTTCACCATCTGCTTGGGTCGTTCTTTTGACCATCCAAGATATTGTAACGATTCCCGATCGAACCACAACGGGATTTGTCCTTCCCATTCTCCGTTACGCTGTTTGTCGCAACGCAAAAGGCAGTCATGGGAAGATGCCAGTTCATCCGGGACGCACTGCCCGTCAGCCATCAATCGAGATATTAAATCCTCTTTCTTCTTGTTACGCCAGACCGTGAAACAATTGTCAGCCAAATCACTTACCGCGCCCGATCCTTTCATGTCCAGTTTACCCGGCACATTCGATTCATCTGCTGGCTTCCTTGGGTGAACGACCAAATGCACGTGACAATTGTAGTCATTTTTGAAGGCACAAAGTTGGTCGATAAATTTCTTTTGGCCGTTGTAATCATCCTCTGCAAAGCCACATTTCATAAGGGAATCGATCACAAAAACATCGATCCCGTACCGTTGACGACCGTGTTTGAACACCTCGATCAAGGTCTTGGGGTCAGTGGTGCCAACGCATTCGAATATCCAAATCGCATTGTAGTAATGATCGAATATTGATTTGATGTACTCGCGTGACGGTTCCCGCATCCCGGCAGCTTGGCGAACCATCCGGCCAAGTAACCGGTGCGGTTTGATTTCCAATGACGCAATGCACACCTTGGCACCCTGGCTGATGCAATCCAAGAGGACGTGCCCCAAAATCTGACTTTTCCCGTGGCCATTAATCCCTGTCCACAACGACAACTCGTCTGGGCGCAAAAATAAACGGCGGTGATGCTTTTCCCACGGCGTTGTATAACCCAAAAAGGCAGTCGGGTCAGGCAACAGAACCCGGATAGTGTCATTTTCATATGCTCGAATCCTTTGCAACTGTTTCGGGTCGATGATCACCGCGCTATCAAAACAAGCAATCATTTGATCGCGTGTCACGCCATTCTTGAGGCATTCATTGGCGTCCTTGTATGGCAATTTGACGTTTCGACATCGGTGTTTGCCCAATCGCTCGATGATCACGGCTGCTGCTGCCCGGCCTTCCTCGTCATCGTCCATGCAAACATAGATTTCGTCAAAGATT